GTTGTTTTCGTCCTCTATAGCGACCGAAATTACTTCCGTCACACCGAGGACACTCTATTGGATCAAGTTTCTGTTCTCTTACCGACAACTTGTCCCTCCTTTGTTAGATGACTTTTAATTCTTGCCCACTCTTTTGATGATGGGTTCTTAATGCTTATCCATTGATATGATTTATGTTGCCTAACTGATATGTAATCCACTATTTCTCTCCTTATTTTGAGAATGATTTTTTCTTTCCCTTTTTTTCTTATCTTTCTCCCTTCTCATATCTCCTCATCTGACCACGACGTCGCAAACTGTCGTCATACCAAAACATCCTGGTACGGTACAAATCCTGCAAGTACTCTTCACCTGGATTCGCGACCCGTCTACATGCTTCCACCAATTTGAGCACCTCACCCTCACGCTTGTCACGCAAATGTTGTTTATCATGCTCCCGCCAGAAGTCAGCGTAAGGACTAGCAGGCATATAGCCATAGCTAAGCTCACTGTGCTCAGTTCGAGGACACGTCTGACAATATTTGTCAAACGGTTCCCGTTCCGGGCACGCTATGTTGACTGTTATTCTCCGGTTTTCTAGGCACCATTTGTTCACGGTGTTCCTTTCTGTTCCAGTCCGAATTGACTGGCTAGGCCCCCCCGCTCGAAAGCGAGGAGGCCCGGTCAATCAACCGTTAGGACAGTTGCTCACGAGTCTTAACAACAACTCGTTTCGCTTGCCCGTTACGACTAGCTGGTGTCCATTCTTGGAAGCACGTGTCCATATGCTGTGACATACGGTTTTCTTCAGTGCTTGCCTTGAACAGCAACGCAGCATCACAGTACCTAGCGAGGAAACGGTTGCGTCGGTAGGTATCCATACGCTCACGTGACTCACCTGGCTTCGTTGGTTCCACAACACGGTGCGTTATCATGTCATGGTCCGCAACAAACAGTGTCGCAAAGTGTTCCACCATGTTGGAGGAACCTCTTCGGTATCCTGCGGTCACAATCTCAACTTCTTGACCACTCTCGACACGCTCCGAGAGCATACGCTTCGCTTCTTTCAGCAGATTCATATCATCCTCTGCTGTCGTAGCGAAGTCCCAATCAGCGTTGATTAGTAACCTAAACGGACGATCAGTCGGCTCGCTAAGAGCTTCCTCAATCGCTTGGGTATTTTCATTTGTCGCACCTTGGAAGGCGCTTTCTATAATATCCACAGTCTCAATCCTTTCGTCTGTGGTGTTTTCGTTGGACCCTGTAACCTCGTCTGTCTTAAGGTTGAACATGGTTTTGTCCCCTTTCAAGGGATATTGTCCAGCCGGATAGCTGGAGTTGGGACCACGACCTGAGCCGTGGCCCCGCACCGGTATCCGGTTAAGTTGGACGGTTGTACATTTCAGGACTGCGGTTCAGCGAATCTTGAAGTGTCATACAAACCGTTTTGTTGGCTGCTTCGAAGTCGTCGCAGAGCTTCGAGTACTCGTCTTCGAGAGCAATGTATTCATCTTTCGTACGAGTATTGAACGCTTGTGCTAGGCGTGGCAGAAGCTCGTCCTTAGCTAACTTGATAGCTTCGACACGAGCAATCTGTGCCCAAAATACGTCCGCAACAGTTGGTTCTGTACTCATGGTTCCCTCCTTTCTTGGAGGTAGAGGTCGGATAGGACGGTTATTGGGTTGCTTGTTCCCAAAGCTGTTCAGCTTCGAGATAGTCATCCCAACATTCGGTGCAGTAACGTGTACGAGGTACGAATCGGCTGCGGAAACGTGATCGTGCTTTCGATGAGTACGTCAGCACGTGTTTCTTGGGCAGCCAGATGCGACAGTCGTAGCACCTGTGTATGGTCAGCATACGCCCCCTCCTTTCTTGGTGGTCGTAGGCGAATGTGATAGCCCGACTAGACGTTGTTGTCGTCAGGTTCTTCGTCTGCCCAATGACGCAATGACACGTCAGGTTGTTCCTGAGTGGCAGTTAACGCTGCATGAGCACGAGGCATCCACACTTGATACAAGTGTTTGTGTTGAGGTGAAATGCGAGGTGCTTTCGCAAGCTCGCCAACCTCAAACAGATGCTCTTGTTCGAGCCATTTGACTGCTTTTACGAAGTCAAAAAGGCTTAGTTGTTCCGACATACGCTCCCTCCTTTCTTGGTACTAGGTAGCGGATAAGGACAAGCTGTCTAGCTGAGAAGCCAGACAGACGTCATAAAGTCCATGCCGGGGAACTCGGTGGTCAACTCGTTGTGTGCAACCATCGTGTCGCCGTCCATCGGTGGAGTGATTGGGTTCTTCTCCCATGTGGGAACGTCGTAGGACCCACTTCTCCAAGTGTCGCTGAACACGTAATCGTCTGTGATATTCCAGCAGTACTGGTAGCAGAAGACCTTGCCGGGAGGTATCTCGGTGCTGTAGAGCACTTCGACCCATTCCGGGATGTTCGCTACGTTGAAGTGTGTTTTCCAGTCACGGTAGTCTGTTGTTAAGACCCATTGTTTGAACATGTTTCACCTCCCTTCGGGTGTAGTTGACGTGCAGAACAAAGGAGCATAAGGCTCCCCCCTTTCAAGGTGACATAGGAACGTGGTTAGGTGGTCGAGTCACGCATGGAGTCGGCCATCTCTATGCCAAGAAACTCAGCAACGCTGAGGTCCGAGCACGCTGGACGACGGGCAACGACGGGGTTCATAGTCTTATCGGTTGACGACAGTTCGATGCTGTCGTTGACCGATTTGATGAACGCAGCTTGAACAGACTTGAACTTACCAACAACTTTGTAAGAGTTGGGGCCTGCGTTCAAGACTATGTACGGTATTGCGGAGTGGACAAGAGTACCGGCTTCGTTAAGCACGAAGCGGACTTTGAAGACGCCGCAACCACGGTGATCATCAATGATGACGTCGCGATACACTGTAGTGGACATGGGAATCACCTCCCTTCGGGTGAATGTCAGTTACGGTAGTGGAGGGCACACGTGAGCGTTTAACTCACTGACCACCCCCCATACACGCCTCTGAGACCGATTACACCGGATTGATTCAGCATTTACGCAGATTTCATCTTTGTTACAATGTTGTTTATTTCCATCGTAACAATGATGACATCTAAGTGCGTTTATGAATCAATAAGCCAAATACCCGGCGCACTACAACTTACAGAACACAAAACACAGCGCCGGTTGAACAAACCTCCAACAGCTAGTCTTAATGTATTTGGGTGGTCGGTGTGATAGTTTGGTAGACCTGGGGGGTGGTTTTTCTTGAAGGGGTACAGTGCCGAGCCCCCCGACCAAAGAGATATGCTTATCGTTGGGGGTTTGAGTTAGGTTCAGTTGTTGTGGTGGTGGTGTTGGGGGGGTGTTTGGGGTTGGTTGGTTTGTGCCCTGGGTCCCACCGTGGTTTGAGGCACCGCTTGCCTTGACCTAACCGCTCTGTGTTGGTCGTTCCGTGCCCCCCTGGTTTTGTTGGGGCCGTCGTGTCTGGACACGGAAGCAGATGCCCCTCTGACGGGCGATCGGACCGTTGTTAGCGGCGGGTTGTTCTGTAGTGTAACATCAGGCGAAGATGTTTTCTTATTGTTTTGGAGATTTTTGATGGCACAAGGAAGAAAAGCGCCTACGAAGTATGTGATGCCTAAGTCCGGTAGCCATGAAGTCTTTGATATGGACGTTCTTTTGTATGGGAATCAGACTAAGGCTGGGGGGCCTAGCCTGAGTGGTATCGCGAAAGTCAATAAGCGGGATGCCCAGAAGGGTTTTACTCGTGGGGTTAATGCTGCTGATGTGTCCATGAATAATCCTCCTAATTGGAAGAAAGCTAGATGGCCTAGGAAGGTATTTTGATGGCAGAAAAGTTTGGCGGTAAGACTAGGGCTCAGTGGGATGCGTATAGTCGTAATCTTACGAGGGGTCGTCCGGGTACAGACCTTTATCGTATGCATGAGGAACAGAATCCTGCTCAACGGCGATCTACTGGTCACAATAAAGCTGCGACGCTGAGGGGCCGATTACTTAATCAGAGTCGGAAGAGATTGATGGCAGGAATGGATGTTTCTGTTAGCGATTATAAAGAACGTAAATATAAGGATACGGGGCCACACCCAAGACCTCGTAATCCGGTACCGAGTTGGGGTAGTAGTAGAGGAACACAAGCATGACTGAACGAAAAGACATATCGGAACAAGAACGTGTTGCTGCTCAACAGGCAGCTACCGAAGAGATCTTCCGATTGATGCGTGGTGACGGTAATCAGTCACGTATTAATGACGGGAAGTTTTCCCCTTCCTGATTGCCTTATGACAATCGAGGATATCGCTGAAAAAGCTGATGCTTGGTCAGAAGCAATAAAAAAGATTATCAAATCCATTACCGCTGCGGGGATTGCTTTAGCTACCGCTATCGGTGCTTTACTAATGTGGTGGCCGTCAGGGTCTACTGAAACCCCGGTAATTGAACCTGTTTTGCAGGGCACAGGGTATGGTCCGCAATGTTCGCAACTTTATAATACTATTGACCACACATGGACTGAATCCCAGTGGACTGTTTGGGAAGGTCTTAAACGAGACATGGACTGTTAATGGCTGAAGAAATTGAAGGTGACTTCAAACAAATCAAAATCAGCAGACTCACACTCGGACTCATCATGTCCGTAGCAGTCACCAGCGGAGTTATTGTTTGGAACGCAGCCCAAGTCGCAGGCCGCATCAGCGAACTAGAACAAACAGTCAACCGAGTCGAAGCCGACATGAGCAACCTCAACTTCGAAACCGACCCCGCAATCCTTATAAGACTCGGTGACCTAGAAGAAAAAATCGACGAGCTTGCCGACATGGACCACAATGCGGAACTCATGTCCCGTATCGTGGAACTAGAAGAATGGCATGACGACCTTGACCGTGGCAACGGTGAAGAGTTCAGATGGGAAATAGAAGATCTTCACCACCGGTCCTATGCGTTCGAAGAAGCCCTACGAAGTCGTAGTTGGGGTGACGAAATACTTAGAGAATTTCTTGGTTGGTAATGGGACGCCCGTCGGACTGCGGCTGCGATGAAGAAGAATGTATTTGCCATTTCTATCATTATGACTGTGCTTGCGATAGTTGTCCCGACTGTGCTGACGATTGCTTTTGTTTTGAGGAAGCGCACGAGGAGGGGAAAGATATCGAGCCTCTAACACTTATGGAAGTTTTTGAAAAACACCCTGAACTTATGGGGGAACGTGCAGGCGTTGACCCCTTCGACGACGACGAAGTAATCGAATGCGACTTAGAGAATCCCGATATATGTGAATCGTGCCAATAAGGGGCCACAATGCCATCAGGCAAAGCAACAACCGTAGACAAATGGCTAGAATACTTAGCTCTTCGCCGTCAAGGCCACAGCCTTTTCGGTTCCGCTAAAGATTCAGGGCTTTCCTATCATGCCTGCCGGGATGCCGAAGGCGGCAAAGCTCCCCGTAACTACACTGTTGCTTTAGAGAAATTAGGGGGAGAAGCTGCCCCTGAAGTCCCGAACTACGATGAACTGTGTCCTGAAGCGCAGGCAGCATACGACAATATAGAGATATTCGCTAAACGATACTTCGGAATTATCCTCCAACCCTGGCAAATTGAGGCCACAGAACGAATCATGGCGCTCATGGATACCGAATTTGAAGAATATGTAGTGATAAACGCCCCTCCAGGGTCAGGAAAGTCCACTTTCTTCGCTAAAGTGCTCCCTGCGTGGGCAACTGTGCGTAATCGTGCCCTCCGTGGTATGATTGGATCTTCCACACAGCGCCTAGCAGAGTGGTATGCCCGTAGGTTGCGTGCCGAACTTGATCGAACGCACCCGGTCAGAGCCGAATTGAACGATGTTCGACTTGGTTTAGCGGTTGACGCCGAAGCGACGCTGATGGAAGACTTCGGCATGTTCAAACCAGACTCTTCGGAGATCTGGCGTGCCGAGGCATTCACCGTTTTACAAGCAAACGACCAACCACTCTCCCAGAAAGAACCCACATGGTCTGCGTTCGGTATGGACTCCGGGTTCCTTGGTGGCCGATTCGATTTTGTTATCTGGGATGACGTATATGACCCACGTAAGATGCGTAACGCCGAAGCCCGTGAAGATATGCGAAGATGGTGGGATGAAGTTGCAGAAACAAGGCTTGAACCGGGCGGATTACTTGTATTACAAGGGCAGAGAATGTCCGCTGACGACATTTACCGGTACGCACTTGATAAAGTCGCGCCTCCAGATGAGTTCGAACTTGACGAATTCGATATCGAAGACGCCCCAGAAGAGTGGCGCAAATACACTCACATCAAATATAAAGCGCATTATGAAGAACTGTGCACGGGTGACCCGGCGCAACACAAACCGAGCGGCGATCCTTGGCCCACAGGATGCCTATTATATCCCCGGCGCTTACCGTGGCGACGGCTTCGACATGTTAAGGCACAAACTCCAGAACGATTTGAGGTCTTATATCAACAATCGGACGTAGACCCTGCCAATGTTCTCGTTGATCCCCTATGGGTATCAGGTGGTAAAGGCGCTGACGGGGTAGAACATCCAGGTTGTTGGGATAATGACAGAGATATTTGGGAACTTCCTTCAGGAGTTTCTGGTGAAATGTTCGTTGTAGCGACTGCAGATCCTTCTCCCTCCAAGTTTTGGGCTCTTCAATGTTGGGCATATAACCAAGAAACCGAGTTTAGATATCTGTTGGAGTCTTATCGCAGAAAAATGGATGCCCCAGCGTTTCTTGATTGGAGCCACGAAGAGCAGCGATTTACTGGTATAGCTGAAGAGTGGTGGCAAATCACTAATGAGATGGGGCGTCCCATTACTCATTGGATTATTGAAGCTAATGCTGCACAAAAATTCATCCTACAATACGATCACTTTAGAAGGTGGGGGGCATTACGAAATGTCCAACTTGTTCCGCACTATACGCATTCTCGCAACAAAGGCGACCCCAAGTATGGAGTGCAAATGCTCGCTCCGCTATGGCGTGTTGGCAGAGTGCGTTTGCCAGGCAGACAAAACACTGAAGCAAGACCGCATTCGCTACTTTTGGTCAACGAAGTAACCCGCTGGAATGCTGAAGGTACGGGTGCACGCACAGATGACTGTGTTATGGCACAATGGTTCCTTGAACATAACTTAGAAAAATTGTATATGCCGACTATAGTGAACACTAGACAGTGGCGTCCAACGTGGATTACGGGCGATGCTGAACTTTTGGCGAGGTAATAGTGAAAACTGTTGAAGAAATTATTTCCTTATATACAGCACGGTCACGAATCAATGATAGTGCAAAAATGAAGATGCGTGAAGTTAGAGATTTCTATAACGGTGATGTAGTAATCCCATTACCGGAACTGAACAGTGACGAAAAATCGGCTGTTGCAAATCTTTTAGGTCAAGGTTTAGATCAGACAGCGATGCGTATTGCATCAACAAACCCCGACATCTTTTGTCCACCCGTAGATACAAAGACAAAACGGGCACGAGATAACGCAGACATTAGACGTAAAGCATTATTTGGCTGGTGGGAAAACAGCCGAATGGATCTTCAAATCGCTAAACGGGCAAGACACCTTATCGGTTACGCCACTACTTGTATCCAACTACGGTTCGATAAAAAAACGGGGGCACCGGTTTGGCATATCCGTGACCCACTCACTTCCTACCCAGCAGCAATGATTGGGGTAGACGATATGCGTCCACGGGATGTTATTTTTGCGTACAACCGGTCACTCGGTTGGATACGCCAAATGTATCCCGAAGCAGCACGCAAATTTAGTGGCGATGGTACTTCAACAGAAGATGAAAATATCGACCTTATCGAATACATCGATGGGGAAGAACAAGTCCTTATTGGGATGCGTGCCCCTATCCAAACCACTATGTTTATGGCTCCTTCGAGGGAAAGCAAAGCTGTTATCGAAGAACTGGAACGAGTGCCTAATCCGTTAGGACAAACCCCAGTTGTATGTGCTCAACGTATCAGTCTCGATGGGGCACAAGGCCAATTCGATGGCATTCTTGGTATGTATCAAATGCAGGCACGACTTATGGCTCTCGAAGTTATAGCGGTGCAAAAAGGTGTGTTCCCTGACACGTGGCTAGTTGGGCGAGCCGGTGAAACACCACAGATTGTTAATCCTTCGGATGGGCTTACTGGTGAAGTTGGCATCATCCGAGGTGGCGATCTTAAAGATATGCAAATGCAACCAGGGTATATGACAAATCCTGCGATTGATAGATTGGAACGAGCGCAACGACTTACTGCTGGTATACCTGCAGAATTTGGTGGCGAATCTACCTCAAATATTCGGACAGGGCGTCGAGGTGATGCCGTGATGTCTGCAGTAGTTGACTTCACTGTTCAGGAAGCACAACGGATCTTGGCACGTTCTCTCCAAGAAGAGAACCGTTTAGCAATAGATATGGCTAAAGCCTATGGGGGTAGACGTAAACGTAGTTTCTATGTCACTACGAAAAATGCTAAAGGTCAAGTTGAATATATTCCAAATGAAAACTTTGACACAAATGACAATGTTGTTTCCTATTCGCATCCGGGGGCAGATATAAACAATCTTGTTATTGGGGGTGGGCAACGTGTGGGAATGGGAACAATGTCTAAACGTTCGTTTATGTCTATCGATCCCCTTGTCGATGATCCAGAATTTGAGCATGACACTGTGATTGCTGAACAACTTGAACAAGCGATGCTGTCGTCGCTTCAACAGCAAGCATCTGAAGGAATGATCCCACCTGCAGATTTAGCTCGAATCATTTCTCTTGTGAAAAATAATGAAATGGAATTAGCGGAAGCTGTCGATAAAGTTCAAAGAGAAGCACAAGAACGTCAAGCAACCCCAGCTATAGAAGGTACCCCTGAAACGCAACCTGGATTAGCTATGCCAGGTATGGGAGCAGAAGCTCCGGTACTTCCTGAATCGCAGGCAGCCCCAGTAGCGCCACCACCTGTTGGCGAACTTCTTGGAGCGCTCTAATGGCAAATCAACCGATACAAACAGCCGAAGATCAAGAATATGGTCAAGTGCGTCAACAAGAAGACGCTCAACGAGCAATGCCATTACCCCAAATGCGGCCAGGGGAGGGGGGCAGTTTACTTAGGGGAAGCGAAAACCCTAACGAATCTGTTATGCAGTCCCCTAGACCGAACACGGCACCTCCGGCTCAAAGAACTGGAGATAGTACCTTTAATCAGAGGTTAGCTGTGATGATGCCGTATCTGTTAGAGGAAGCATCGAAACCTACGGCTAGTCCACAAACACGTTTCATTGTTAATCAACTAGCATTGATGGCAACTCCACCCAAAAATCGCTAATGGTTAATCCGATTGGTCGTTTAGAAGGAATGGCGAAGGGGCTGTTTAATGCGACAACCCAAACGGTTGACCTTTTTCTTGATATTGCCCATGAAGGTTTAACCGGTGCCGACAAATTCGAAGGCAACGGAGTTTTAGATACTGTTTGGGGATCTTGGCAAGATAACGTTCTTGGCGAAGGTGGTGTGATACAAAGCCTTTTCGGACCTGACGAATTTGATGAAAATGGTAACCCGAATGCCGCATTCGGCGGACATTTCTTTGGGAGTATTCCTGAGACTGTACGGAAACCAGCAACCAAAATTCTTAATCCCGCGATGGAGGCCCTTGACCTTGTTTACGAATATGGGGTAGATCGCCCTGTTGGAACATTTGTTACTTATGCGAACATGGTTGCTAACGACGGTATCCATACCGTTGTCGATCCAAGTTCGTGGGCAGAAGCATGGGAAGCAACGGGTTCACGAAGTTGGGGACAAGCAGTTGCGTTGCTTTCAAAAAATATTAATCTCGATAATCCTGATGATGTAGAAAGATTTGAGGGGACACCATATTACAATTTGTTGTCAGGATCAGTTGATCTTTTTTCAAACTGGTTTCTTGATCCGGCGAACCTTGCAGCGTTTGGATTTGCAAAGCTTGTTAAACAAGCTAAGCGTACAAGAAACGCCAAACTTTTAGCTTCCGGTGCAGCATTAGAGACTCGCCAATATCGCATATTCAAAGAACGGCTTCAAGAGATTAAAGACACAGCAATATATTCTGATAAGCCCGACGAGTTTTTGAATTTCTCAGAAACATATAAATCAGGTCAAGGTTTCGAGCAGTCAGATATGTTGAATATAGGCATACTGGGTGTACGAATTAAAAAGGCAGCAGATAAAGGCCGTTTAGGGCGTTTGATGTCGGGTATGACAAACCCAGAGTTAGCTCTTTCCCTTGCAGCACAACATGGTGATGGTATCGACATGTTTATTAGTTTGCTTGCGGATAGCGGCGGACATGCCAAAGTCTTTGAAAAATTGCAAAAAAAAGCTCAAACGTATGTCGAGGATCTTTGGGAGAACGGTGGGTTAAAAGATGAACTTGCTTTCGTAACTAAAGATATTGATGACTACCTCAAAATGGGACCGGACGGTAAACCTCTCACGATTGACGAATATATTCAAAAGTTAGAAGACGGTTTAACTGATCGAGAAGGTAAAGCTCTACATCCTCAACGTGCCCAAACGGTAGACAACCTCAAATTTCTTAGAGGCATGATTGACATGGAAGGTAAAACTCTTGTCGATCTTTTCGATGGAGTTGTTTTGGGTGAACGTGTCACCCCCGGCCAAGTTGATCGTGCCCGACAAGCTGTTGTTACTGATGCACGAAAAGCTGCTGATGATTTAGGGCTTCGATTTAATCCAGCCGATGCTTCTTTAGTTGATCCAGTAGGGGAAGGCTTTTTTCGTTGGTTCAGAACAACAACTACAGATAAAGCCTACCTCCGAGATAAACCTTGGATTCAGTTATCTGATACAGACCGAAACAATTTGCTTCATTGGGCAGGCATACCGGTAGGAGATACCATAGCGAGAGAAGCATTTCAAAAAAATTGGGATGAGTTAATTCAAACCGATGTTGCTCTTAATAATGTTATAGAAACTGCGCGTATAGGTCACCGAAATAAAGGTGGCGCTTACCGACCGGGTGACCCTGAGATATCTCAACGGTTGCGTAATAAAGGTGTCGGTCGAATGCTTGACGCAATGGAAGAAATGCTTGGTGATGACCCAGTTAAACTTCCACGTGGAGGTTTAGAGAAATCTTTACTGAGAAAAAAAGGTGTGCTTTCTACGAAACGGGTACGTCGAGGGCGACGGCCTATGGCTACGGATGCTCGGGTACGTGGAGCACCTAACCTGAATGCCACTGTTACCGCTGCCGGAAATATTCAAGATAATGCGTGGAAACGTTTATGGGATGATCTCAATAAACAGTGGACAGAAGAAGAATTAGCTACAGCTAGAATGCCTGGGGAAAGCGACGACTTTGCTAAGTGGAAAAACCTTAGCGAACAACAACGAGTCGTTGAACTTAAAAAACTTTTACCTAAAGATCTTCACCCGTACATTGGTTTGTCGATTGACGAAATTATTGATCGTGTGCCAGGCGGACGAGACTTTGATAGACCTTCCTATCAGACACCAGATTCACCTAACTGGGGTCGTGGGAAACCAACCGAAGCAGCGTTGGCAGTTATCGACGAAATCTATGAAGCCCTCAGCCGTGTCGGTGTTAAAACGAGGCAAGCCCCGAAACTTGATGTTGAGGGCAATCAAATTATGAGGACGGTTGAACGACCCGATCCTGAAACTGGAAAAATTCGGAAGACTGAAGAACCTGAGTTTGACGAAATTCCTGATGAAATGGCTGAGGCAAGAGAAACACAGTCTGCTATCCCAGAATTTCAGAGAGTTGTGAAACGGTGGGCTCCCCCTCGACAGTATCGTGAAACAAATGACTGGTATGAGGACGTTAATTATCGTCCTTATACGCATCAGCTAACACCTGAGGATGGTCTTGATCCTCACTGGCAAAAATTTATTGACGATGTAGAGACAAATCGTCTTAATGTATCTTTTGAGTGGGTGAGTCGTTGGGGAGACATTGTTGCTGATCATCCTGCTTTAGCTGGAGGGTTGAAAGTTCGTAGAAGCTTTGATGAGTTAAGTGATGAGGCACAATTCGAACTTATAGATTCGTTTGACCCGACGTTGAAAGATAATCCTGATTTTCTTACACCGAAGGAACTCAAAAAAGTTAAAGATGAGTTAGCTGATCTTCAAAGTAGACAAAACAAAGTTTGGGGAAGACGTACCCAAGCACAAAAAGACGATATTCAAGCTACTAAAGATGTGATACGTGACGCAGAAACTCTTTTGGAAGGAGGTCGAATAGGAGCAAAGGCTTTTAGCGAACTTCCAAAGGATAGGATTACGGCTGGATCTCTTCGTGACGAATATAGACGATGGATAGATGAAGCTACTCCATACCAGTTTCGAGAATTAAAAGAAAACGTAACTGGGAAAACTGGGATAGATGAAGCAGAAAACGCATGGGCAGCACTTAGTTCACAAGAACAACTCAAAGGCTTTTGGGATTTAGCTAACGAGTTAGCCGAAACAGGCGTTGATTTGAAAACCACTTTTGCTAGAACCCGACGTGGTTCTGTTTTAGGTCATATTGACGAATACGACGACTTCGTTAAATACTCTGGACACTGGGACGAAATACTCGAATCCAAATTCGGTGAAGCTCCAGCAGACTTCTCGGACCTACGAGCCGACGAAGTAGGCGACATTCGGGTAGGGGCAAATACTATACGGGAACTCTTAGCAGAACGACACGAAATACGGCGATCCGATCCCGGCGAATATGAACGTCCACAACTAGATGAATTTGGTAACCAAGTAATAGACGAAACAGGTAATCCGGTATGGCAGCGGTCACCGTATGCGGATGAAGGAATTGGTGGTTTGCAAAGCCAATCTGCAGAAAGAGCGGCATACCACTTTGCTATGCGGCGTCCTACGCTGACACCTGCAGAAATTCCTTTGGTCAATCAGCTTGCTTTTCGGCGGAGTCTGATTGACGAAATCAAGCCTGAAATGAAGTCTTGGTATTCGAAGCCAGGTAAAGAAAATATTCTTGTCAAGATTAATCTAAACGATGAAAGTATGAAAGTTTTAGATAAGGCAACAGGCGAATGGGTTGATCTGGCAGATCATTCTGAATTCAATCGACCACAAGATATCTGGGTTCCAGAAAAACGGGTACTAGGAGAACCTGTTGTCCGTGGTCATTTCATACCAGATCCCAACTCGCCACCAATAACTGAAGGATGGATCTACGAAAATGCTTGGTACCAAGATGGGGTACCGGTAGACGACGTTAGATTAGCCAATATAGAACGTGTGCAAAATATTGTGCATAATGTTAGAAATCCGCGTATGAATTCCCCGACAGGACGCATCTTTGAAGCGTTAGGTGACAATGAGTTACTTAGGCGTCAACGAGAAATTGAAAACAAGCTCATGACTGAGTACCCGGAGATGCCGTTTGCTGCTGCTTTGATATTTGAAGATCATCGTTTGAAAAACGCTGCTCGACGTAAAGATTTTCGTGACATGCAACACGAAAATGTTGAAGCTCTTTACGATGCTTTGAATAGTGGCAATAACAAAAAACTTGTAGAAGCAGTCGCAAACGATCTAATCGAACGCCATATTCCTAATGTTGGAGCGTTAGAAAGAGTCCCAGGGGTTAGCCGATTTAACGAATTTTCTGGGGGCATTAGTGGAGGGATAGGGGCAGTAGGACGAAGTTTTGGTGAACAAGGGTATGTTCAGGAGTTCGTTCATACTTTTGAAAAGAAAACTGGATTCCCAATAGAAATGCCGAATATTCGTGTTCGTTATTTTGTTGAAAAAGTTACGCAAGGACTTATCCATTGGGATAAACCTGTTGACGCATATCAACAATTTGAGCGTATGCTTCGTGACGCTTCTCGGGTAAGACCAAGATTTTATCAAAACGCTGATCTTGTTGACCAGAACCTTGTCGAATTTGCGGGATTAAACTCAGAAGAAATTTTGGGTAGATGGGTTTCGAATCCTGATAGGCAGGCAAGGCAACAACTGTTTAATGAAACAGTTGAGACTTTGAATAGTTCTCTTGGCAAAATGTTTGCGAACCGTATTGGTCAATGGAAAGACGGCAAATTTATTAATACGTCTTCCGCTGAGCTAACACGCATTTTGCGACGTAATTGGAGATCGGCTCAAAAAGAACTTACTCGGATGGGTTCAGAGGCCAAACTCTATGGCAACAACCAAATTCGTACTTTTAGTATGGACGAGAATCGGGTTATCAATGTTCGTAGTCTTCCACTAACTCCTCCACAATTAGCAGAAGCAACACTTATCCCTCGCTATGACTTGTATGCGAACGCATTCACAGATCAAAGCAAAGTGATGAAAGCTGCATTGGGAGTTAGAGATGGTGTCGGAATGACACTGGATGTGTTTACAACTCTTTGGAAAAAGTCAGTTCTTTTGCGACCAGCGTGGCCTGTCAGAGTTCTCACTGACGAATTTATGCGTGTCTCTGCTGATTACGGAACAATGACTGCGCTAAAAGGTGTGGCTGGTGGGCTTGGGGATTTGCGTGCCGGACTATTTCAACGAGAAGGATTTGATTTAGCGAAACCGCTTCAGTTAAAGATGCGTTCTGTTCTTAATGATGCCAAGATCAAAATTGAGTTACCGGGGACAGGGTTACGGCCTGTACGTGCCGATGTTGCTAATAGTGATGAATTGCTCCAAGCAATAACGAAACACTTTGATGGTGATGAGAAACGGTTACAAGATCTTGTTAAAGAAGTTATTTATGAGGAATATGGGAAACAAAAAATTCGTAGACGAGTAATGGGTGCTTCTGCGATGGGTGCGTGGTTAGCTGGTCCTGCTGGACTTGTTGGGGCAGCTATGTACGGATTGTATTCTCGTGGTTCTATGCAACGATTAGCGAAACTCGAAACTCTTAACCATATGGGGTTTTCGTTAAGTCAAATAGGTCGCCATCAAGTTAATAATGAGATACTACGAATCGAAAAACAATTACTAAAACTTGATCCCGTTAAAAACAAAGAGCAAATAGCGAATCTTATTGAGAATGCCAAAAAATTAGAAGACGGTCGAAGCGTTCTTTTGACACAAGCAAGACAGATGCAAGATCAGTTTACGTTGCGTGATCGAGTCACCGGGCAAATGCGTAAAAAATTAGAGGCACGGAAACAAGAAATTGATAATGCTAGCGAAAGTATCCAGGCATATAGTGAAGGCACTATTGTCCAGAACTTCGATACGGCTGGCAAAATTATGGTTGATGCCGGTGTGTCTGATTTCCATTTAGATGGATTGAATATCGGAAATGCTTTTGGGAATACTCCCCAAGCAATTCAGATAAATAGAAATTCGATGTCAGCGAATCAGTATAAGAGTGCTCTTTGGAATAGTACGAGTGCGGTAACTCGTAAAACTATTCGCCAGTCTTCTCGACAGCAATACGATATTCTAAACCTTCCTGGTGGGATTAGAGATCCTAAATTATTTACTGATGCGTGGGACGATACAGTTAATCATCAGTGGGTACCGATGCAAGATCCAGGTGCTTATTCTCGTCCAGGCCATTTTGCGCCTCGTAATGAGACTATCCAAATGGCTGATAGCAGAGTGAAGTTCAACCAGATTCAAGAAGAATTTAAGGTAGTTGTTGAAAAACTTAACGACAAATATGGTTCGTTGCAGTGGGATGATGCTGATTTAACTCCTGCAGAGTTAGATGAGTTTGTTAATTTGCAGAGAGCATCATGGGAAGCAAGTCAGCAGTTTGAGGAAGCTGGAATGTATTGGGCTGGGGAACGAGGCCCTGTAACTGTTGATGCTGTTGGAACAGTTGATATTGGGAAAAAGCAAAACGAAGAAGCGTTTGCTGATGCTAAATGGTGGCGTGAAAATAGTGGGATTGCGTATTCGCAGGGGAATCCTTTCCAAGAGTTCACCCGTTTATTTTGGTTAGATAATGTTACCGATGACGATATTCTTCACTGGCTTTCTTTTGGTGATGGACATGTGTTGCAAGATGCAATGCCTGCACATTTCACCGATAATGTTCATTCACTTAACGAGTGGATAGCCCAGGTTCGTTATGAAACAAACAACCTTGTACCTCCTATAGCTGAATTTGCTCATGTGCGAGCGAAGATGGCCCAAGGTGATGAAATCAAATGGGCACGAGACATCCAACCGATTGTGGATCGACAGTTCGGTGGGAGTGTTGCACAAGTCAGAATGACCGGGAATGCTGCAAACCCTCATGGATTTGGGGATTTTGGATTCGTTATCGGTGATTCGGCTTTAGAAGACGCATACAAAACAGGTGGAATGATTGTAAGAATTAAACGGTGGACTGATAACGCATTCCAGCATCTTGGGACAATGCCAACGGATCTTCTTACTAGAAGCACTGTATTCAGGAGTGTGTATAGCTCCGAAGTTGCTAGACGTATACCAAACTTTAAGAACAGTGATGGATCATACAGTCTTACCCAAAAAGATTTGAATGCTATCGAGGGAGAAGCCCGTCGGGTAGCCCTTGGAAAAACTAAAGATCTTCTTTACGATTTAGCTGAACGCACAAAGTTTGAAGAACTGATGGCTAATGTGATGCCGTTCTTTGCTGCGTATCAAGAAGTGATTACACGGTGGGCAGGTTTATCTGTACGCAACCCAGGGTTTGTTCTTGCTACTACACGTAACTTCCATAACGGTCTTGAAAATTTCAATGCTGTAGATGAAGAAACAGGTGCACCATTATTCTTGCTTAGATTCGGAACAATTCTTGGAGCAGAAGCTCCTAGTTGGCTTCCTCTTGTTGGAGATCAAAAACTGTTTGGACGTTTCGGCAAACTTGGTGATAACCCAATCAAATTAAACTTGTCATCGATGTCTATGATGTCAGGCGGATTACCAGGGTTTGGCCCTCTTGTAGCTTTTGCTGCTAGTGAAGCCGCCGTTCAAGTCCCAAGCGTAACCGAATCGCTTGACTGGGCATTCCCTTACGGGTTAGCGGAGGGGGGCAATATTTTTGAACGGTTTACGGATTCGGTCACACCTCTTTGGACACAAACTGCTCGAAGTGCCATGTTCAGCACATATGAACGTCAAAGGGTACGTGCCCGTGTGGCGTCGGACATGATTGTCGAATATGAACTTAATGGTGAAGCGATCGAATCGCCTTCCGATTTAGCTGCATTTGAAGATGAAGTTGATGAACGAGTTAAAGCAATGATGCGTCTTCGCATGGTTGCCAACCTCATGTCACCAATTTCGTTTATGTATCAGTCTCCACATGCACATGTAATTTCAAATTACAAAAAAATTATGGAAGAAGAAGGGCTCCATGCTGCTGACGAATGGTTACTGATTCAGAACCCAGATTTCTGGGGTGTTGTTGGTAGACAAACTCGTGTAACAGAAGGTGCCCTTGCCTCAGCAACATTATTTGGTGAAGAGCAATATGAAGATAATCCAAAGTTCTTCCTCGATAACTTATCTATCTCAGATCTTTTGGTAGGGAAGATTGGACCGACCGATGTTTTGATGGCATCGGATATAGCGTTCAGTAATACCGTTTATAGAAAAGAAATTGGGGAGGGACGCCGTACCTATCAGACGCCTAAAGAAACAGCGGAACGGGCTGCTGGTAATGCGGGTTGGTTCTGGTATGAAAGAGGAATGCAGCCGATTCGTCAGAAACAAGAACAGCTTCGACTGTCTGGTTTGCCGTCAAGTTTGAATGCAAAAGCTAATATAAATTTGAAACAGGCTAGGCAAATGATTATCCAGAAGATCGGTAACAAATTTCCTTTGTGGAAAGAGCAATTTAATGATATTAAAACGGCAGAAGAAAACTCGAAGGTAATTCATAGCCTGCGAAACTGGGTTAATAATATAGAGATATCGGGATGGCATCCTGGGCAGCCGCATATGGTGGCTTATCTCCAAAAACGTGACGAGATCACTGGTATCTTGCTGCAACGTTCACAACAAAGTGGTGACCCTGAGATGCAATTACTTTCGCATCCGACTAATAAAGATAAGAAAGAGGAATGGGAATCTGCCCGTATCGCCTTTTCTAATGTTCCAGATATGGCATCCATATTTGTGAGATACTTGGATCAAGATGATGTGATTTTCCGAACGTCTTGGCCTAAGAACCAAAAGGCGTATCAACTAGGGGTAAGTAGAGCGGCATGAGGAATTATGGCTGAAGGCACACCGATTAGCGAAGAAGAACAAAGAGAGATTGGTAATTTGATTGGCGGCTATGCCGGTAGTCCTGGTTTTATTCTTGGCTATAACACAATTCTGAAGTCACCGTTACAAGAAGTTGCTAATGCGGCGGATCGACAGTTCAGACGACGTGAACAAGTGCGTATGACATCGCTTGACATGTACGAATATTTTATAGCTTTGACACCTGAACAACTTGAACCTTTAGCTAAAGCCCTATTTATAGAGGGGTACACAACTTTTACAAATAATGTTGATGAACTTTATGATCCTGAAATTGTGTTTGCTGGGATCTTAGATGTGATGGATGATTTGGCTGCGAAGGCAGGAGCGCTTGGGGTAACCCCGGAAGCGTTTTTGAAAGTGACTGATAATCCTGATGAGTTTATTCCTCAAATGGATCGCAAATTCAAAGAAACTGATTTAGATCTTTTTGAAGAAAAAATTGCGGAAGCAGAAAAAGGATTAGTGACTCTTCCCGATATGAGAGCTTTGGAAACTCAGTGGCAAGCGCAGTCTGTTGCGACGCTTGGGTTTGATGTAAGTAAAACTAATCCAGATCAGTTTCGTAATTTTGTTTCTGGTATGAGGAGACAGGCTTTGGATGCTCAGGAACGTGGCGAGAAGTATGAGGTTGGGGCTCAGATGACTCATGCGTTAGAGACACAGAATCCGGGTGCTACAGCTTTTATGGAACATGAGAATGTTCAAGATCGCTTTATGACGTGGGCAGCGGGGCAACGATAATGAATTGGATAAGCGATGCTGCTCAATGGGTTTGGAATGAAGTAGGCCAATTTGAGAGTGAGGATGTTGGTAAGTCATTAGACGAGCGTAAAGAGGATGCAAAAAATCGGCAACTTGATACTCTCAGAGATCTTTTATGGGGGCTTACTAATTTAGACGCAACAGAAATAGATGAGGTGACGGCAACCAGTCCCGAAGAGTTTAGGAATACTTTAAGTGGTAAAGATTCCGCAGCCTTCGCAAGATTTTGGGAGATGTTCCCCAAAAGATTTGCTAAAGGTACAAGTTGGAACAGTTTTGTTTTATTAGTGGAAGATATAGAAAATCTTATTGAAGTTGGTGAGGATCTTAACGCCGATTCTTCTGAAGAAGAACTTTTTGCTTTTCTTTCTGGCGATGTTTTAGCTGATTCTTTATTTGGTGACTCGGTTATATACGACGGCCAAGATTTCGCGGGCACTTCGATGTTTGCTGATCGGTATGATGAATATATTGAAGGACCACCCGCAGAAGAAACTTCTACAAGAAAAATACCTGATGCTGTAGGAGAACCTATACCACCAGTCGTTGAACCAGAAATAGGGGGTGGCGCACAAACACTTCCGCCTGAAGGTCCAGCAACTCAATACCCAACACCATTCGTCGGACCTGGGCCGGTAGATCCTAATGAGTCAGGGCAGGCTGGTGGCGGGGGGGCTATCGAAACTGTTCCGCCTTCGGATGGTGCTGCTCCTGCTCCGGGGAAATCTGCAGGATTTGTTACTTATATGAAAAAGCAGATTGATAATGATTTCTTCAAACAGTCTGGTTGGGAAATAACACATGGTGCACGAGGTGAAGACGTTCTTCCAGGCACCACACTCGGAGATTATCTAGATCAAAATCCCGATTTACACGAAAGTTATTTTACCGAACTTGCTCGGCAAGCAAAAAATTGGGACACATTTCGGGTTAATCAAGCGGTGCTTTTTGGGCAAACCGAAGGCGAAGAATTACGCACCCTTGAAGCTAAAATCAAAGAGGTACGGAAAGCTCTTTCTAATTTTGGTGTCAATCTTGATGAAGTAGACGAAGCAACCATCATTGGTATTGCCCGTAATGCTTTCGTTATGGGCTGGGATGATCAAGAGATCGACCAAGCGCTTTACGATAACGCCGAACTAGCTATCACTAATATGGCTAAAGGTGACCACGCTAACTGGGTTTCCCAGTTACGGGATAAGGCAGAACTCTATATGTTGAATATTGATGATGCTACGCTTGATGTGTATGCCCAACAAATCAACACTGGGATGGCAACACTCGGCGGTATAACTCAGGGGTTTGCGGAGATGGCCCGTAGCGAATACCCGGCACTTAACGAGATTATGGATAAAGGATTTCTGCCGGGAACATATTTTGGGTCGTTTCAAACTGCGGCAACAAATCTTTTGGAACGACCAGTCAAATTTTTTGGTGATGACAGAAACATGTTTGATGTGATCGCTAAAGGAGTTCCCGATGCTGAGACTGGATTTCGACCGATGACTATTCCTGAAGCTCAAACATATATTCGATCGTTACCTGAATGGGAAGAGACTCAAAACGCTCGCCAATCGGGACGTAAAGTTGTTGAAAACATTATGAAAAAATGGGGCGCAGTCGGGAGAACTAGCTGATGTCTACTTTTTCTGATCTTTTAGCAGCAGCCGAGTTTGGAAGTCCACTGGTTGATCGACCTACGTGGACTAAAGCAGGTTTTGAGGACAGGTTTACTTCGGCTCGTGAACAGATAGGGATGACTGAGGCGTTAGGCCGTTGGGACCCCGCAACGAGATCACCCATAGGGGGTGTACCGGGTGTACCAGGGAGTGCGCCTTTCAAACCGGTTCTTCAAGACGGCAGGGTTAGTGATGCTGAAGGAAACTGGTTAGAAGGTTTGGAAGGGATTTGGACTGATCCAGAAGGAACACAAACTAACATAGCGGGTAAGCCTTTTACACAGGACGAGATCACTGGCGGAGGAGGCGGATATACACCTCCATATGCACCACGAGGTGGTATCTACGGTATAGCTGCCGAATTACTCAGAACCTACGGCTTCTCAGAAGAAGACATTACGGGTCTTGTCGCTTTCATTAAAGAATCATTAGTCGTGGGTGACGATGCAACTACTATCACTCAGCGTTTACGGGAACGCCCCGAGTATGAACGACGGTTCCCAGCGATGAAACTACGCCAAGCGGCTGGGTTTAACGCTATTTCCGAGTTGCAGTATTTGACACTTGAAGATACTTACCGTCAAACACTTCGAGCAGCGAACATGCCTGCAGGTTTTTATGATGAACCTTCAGATTTTGCGACACTTATAGAACTTGATGTTTCCGGTAACGAGTTTCAGCGGCGTGTTTCTATGGCGTACCAGTTTGAAAATGAAGCAAATGCTGACACTGTTAAACAATTAAGAGAACTTTACAATCTTGGTCCCGAATGGGTAGCAGCGTACTATCTTGATCCTAAAAAAACTGTGGATCTGATTGAACAAGAACAACGAATGCGTACTGCCGAACTATCGTCAGCGGTTGTCAATACTATTGGAGCGGGTTTAACGGTACGTGCAGCACAACGACTAGAACAAGCCTCTGTGGGAGTGTCAGATATACCGAAATTAGCGCAGCGAGCAGGAATGCTTTCTCGTTTGATCGGTGAGGACGAATTTACGGCTAGTGAAGTAGCGACAGGCAGCTTTGGTATTGATAGGAATGCTGCGACAAAACTTCGGCGGCGAGGCGAAGGGCGACTTAGCGCATTCGCTGGTACTGCGGGGGCTCTTGCGGGTCAGGAAGGCATAACCGGTTTAGGGTCGGTTAGTACTTGACATAAACGGTTACTGTAATTACTCTTATATTTGATGCGTTTGTCTGTGCGGGATAAATGCAGTGAATAAACAATTTCCATCCGAGGTACCACCGCCGAGGATGCGTTTAGGCAGGTGAGTGACATATGACAGATTCCGACTCCATTGGCGACAGTGAAATAGGTTCTGGCAGTTCAACCGAATCGAAACCCAACTGGCGACGGGAACTCGAAACTCGTGCTAAGGAAGCAGAAGAAAAAGCTGCGACTTTAGAACTAGAGCTTTCGTCTATCCAGCGGCGTGACACATTTCGTTCAGCAGGACTTGATCCTGATGACGCACGTGTTAGGTATTTCGTGAAGGGCTATGAAGGTGAACTCGATGCTGAGGCTATCCGTCAGGAAGCTACGGCGGCAGGGTTCTTGGGTGCTGATGCACCTGTAGCTCAAAATTCTGTGTTCAACGATATGTTGAGTGCGGAGCAGCGAATACAAGCGGCGGGTGAAGGTGGAGATCCGGTGTTACCACCTGATTTAGACTCACAAATTAAAGCAACGAATAACGAAGATGAGCTTCGGGCGTTGTTAGAGTCGAATGGTATCTTGTGGGGCGCAGCTACCTGACCGTTCGCTAAGTCGTTGGAGTCCTAACCATAGGACTCACTGTGGCTTATACACCACCTCTATCCTTAACTAACCCAACCGGGACTGGTCAATTAACGAACCAGGTAACTACGGCGTTCGAACAGATCGCCTATTTTGCCTTACGTTCACAACCTCTCTATGAGATGCTTGCAGATGTTCGTTCAACTGCGCAGAGCCACAATGCGGCTACTGTTCAGTTCACGTTCTATCCAAATATGGATCAGGTTACCGGAACACTTACTGAGGCGACAGACGTTACACCTGTTGCTCTCTCCGACTCCAAAGTAGATGTTTCTTTGGCTGAGTATGGTAGCTCGGTCATCACGACTGCTTTGATCCGAGGCACTTCATTCTTGAATGTTGATGCTGACGCCGCCAACATTATTGGTTACAACATGGTCGATTCAATCGACAAAGTTGTTTCCGATGCTGCTATGGCTGGTACTGCTGATTACGTCCTTTACTCCAAGGGATCGGGTGCACAACCTACGTCCCGTGTCACTGTTGCTGACGCCAATACGTATGACACCACTACACCACGTCAAGCTGTAGCCCAGCTACGTGGCGACTCCGCTCCCGGCTGGGAAAACGGAAACTATATGGCAATCATCCACCCGGATGTTTCCTATGACCTCCGTGGAGAAACAGCGGTAACTGACGTTATCCAATACCAGTTGTACCAAGACGGTGCACCGATTCGTGCAGGCTCGATCGGCACGTTCAACGGTATCAACTACATTGAGAACCCTCGGGCTCCCATATTGAATGATGCTGGTGCTACCAGTACAACCAACGTTTACCAGACCATTATTGCTGGTCGTCAAGCTCTGGCAAAGGCTTTCAGCCGTGCACCAGGCTTTGGCGAGCAACCAAGCATCGTATTCGGTCCTGTGACTGATACTCTGCGTCGGTTCAACCCTGTGGGCTGGTATCACCTTGCTGGATGGAAGATCTTCCGGCAAGAATGTTTGCGACGCATCGAGTCGTCATCGTCAATCGGTGATAACACCTGATAGCTGTTGCATCTGAGGCGTGGGGGGGTCAGGTTTTCCCCTTTCCCTGGCTCCCCCGCTTCTCTCTGCTACTATTTGATTTATGCCAGTTGTAAAAGGAAAACATTACCCTTATACCGCTAAAGGTAAAAAGGCCGCTGCTGTAGCGAGGAAGAAAAAGAATGTCAGAACCCAAGCCAAACGCTGATGTAAACATCCGGCCTAAGCCCATTACTGGGGTCGGAGGGCCGAAGAATGGCTAGTGGCCTTTACGTTACTCCATTTGAAAATAACTTGGAGCAGACAGCCAACTACACTATCGATTTTTCTTCTGTGACCGCTGATCGTTTCAAATGCATGTTGACGACTACATATACACCGAACTATGACACTCATAAACACTTTTCTGATGTGACTAATGAGGCGTCAGGTACCGGATATACCCCTGGCGGAGAGTCGTTGACTTCTGTCACATTTGTAGGGGCTTCGGGGACGATCACTTGGGATGCAGCGGATGTTGAGTGGACTACGAGCACTATTACTGGTGCCACTTTCGCTGTCGTTTATGATGACGATCTTACTGACAAACCTCTGATTTGTGCCATCGACTTCGGTGGAGCTTTCTCTACCACTTCAGGCACATTCAAAATTACTTGGAATCCAAGCGGAATCTTTACGCTTGACCTCACCCCGTAGGAGTAAACCATGACGATGCCAGCTACCGGGTATCCAACAACCCTTGACGATTATTCGACCTCACCTAGCGCATCGGTAGAGTTCCCTCAACCGTTATCGTCAACTGATTTAGATGCAACAAACGTTGAACACGATATTTTGCATAGCAATCTCTCGAAAACTGTTGTGGAATTACAAACAAAGCTGGGTATTACTGCTTCAACTCCTTCTTCTGGGACGATATTGCAGGGTACGGGTTCTGGGTCTGCGTGGTCTTCCACGCTTCCTACCGTTGGTTTCGGTACCGACGGTTCAGGGGTAGACGTAACTTGGTATTCCGATACCGCAGGCGACACGATGCTGTGGGATACCAGCGAAGAGAAGCTGGTTATCACTGGTACTAATGGGCAGAATGCTTTAGAGGTTGCGGATGGTGACGTTGAGATAACGGATGCTCTTACTGTTACGGGTACGACAACGACTTATCTGAATGTTATTACTGATTCGACTACGACTCGTACTCCTGCGCTAACTGATGCGTCTGCTTACATTCTCACGACTCATGGCACCGGTATTACTGTTACGTTGCCCCAGGATTCTGCTGTGGCTTTTCCAACTGGTAGCAGTATTGTCTTTGAACGTAATGGTGCTGGGACGCTTACTTTTGCGGCGGGTGCTGGTGCAACTGTTAACTCTAAAGACGCAACTCTCACTTGCAAAGACCGTTACACTACAATCGCAGCAGTAAAAATCGCTGCTGATACTTGGACGATCTTCGGGAATATTGGCTGATGCACGTCGCACTTTTGGGGGCTGTCGGAGATCAGGCGGGTGTCAGTAAAAGCTATTGGGCTTTGGCTCTGAGTCCAAATTCGGATGGTGACGAATCAATGGGGGGTGGTATAGACGTTGATTCCAGCGACAATGTGTATTGGGCTTTCTACGATAACTCGGGTAGCGAAGCCTATTTGATTAAGTTTGAACAGAGCGGTGATCTTCCGACTGCTGACGTTCAAACAAAGCTCGACAATTATGTTCCGATATCTGGTTTAACAGTATGGGATGATTCCGGTACTGAAACTTTGGCTTGTTACGGTACTAGAAATGAGGTCTCGGAGTCGTGTTGGATTTATTCGATTGAGACAGACTTAACGACTGGTGTTGGTGGTTCATCTTCTCGTGGGATTTACATTAACTCGGGTGACAATATGGGGAAGGGTGCTAATCAAGCAGAGTTGGACACTACCAACGGTAAGTTCTTTTGGTCATCAATAGAGGCATTTAACTATTTCGGTTGGCGAACTATTCAAGGCGGCGTGTGGTTCTATCCCGCCTACCTCTGGGGTCAAACAACTTACCCGACCTACACTGGGGGTAGCGGTCTTTCGAGTGACAATGCCACCCATGACGGAAACTGTGCGTTCCAATGGGGCGCTAACAGGTGGGGGGTTACATGCCGACGTGGCTCCCAGCCTATAATTGCGGGAAATCACACCACAAGCGGCCAGACGGTGGTGGGCACAGCATACGAGTATTGGGGTAGTGACGGGGTTTATATACAAAATGTATCAAGTAGTGCTACGTGGAACACCGGCGAAACAGGTGACGAGTATGCGTACTGGCTGACCTGCAACCCGTACATCGGTCACGAAAAGGTAAGCCTTATCAAATTAAACGATGCCGGTACTGTCCAGTGGAACCGGAGTTTGAGCGGCGACAGTATGTATGGCCCCGGAACGACGGGCGCTGCTAGTTCGGCTGGGGGGCAGCCTTGTAAACCTATTTTTGATAGCAGCGACAACTGTTATATAGCTTGGGGGGATTCTCTCGGTTCAGGCGGAACTGAACGAGTCTCAATTGTCAAATACGACAGTTCTGGGGCTATACAGTGGCAAAACGCTATTGAAGCAACAACTGTGGTAAGCGTTGCCAACCAATTTAGTCCTCAACAGTTAGCTCTTAGCGCCGATGAGGAAGATCTTTATGTATCTATTAACAGGTGCAAGCTGAGTGGTGCAGATGGACAAGGTATGATTTTGAAAGTTCCGTCTGATGGCAGTTTGACTTCAGCTTCACCTATCAGTATTCACGGTGGAGAGATCACCTATGACTCATCTTCGTACACGGATGCAGCAGGAGGCTGGTCTGTAGCTACCGGAACAACGATGGGGTGGACAACTAGCACAAGCCAATCTGCTGCGGGTAGCGGTACTTGGGGTGTCGGTTCCACCTTCACTCCGCACCTCTATACGGCGGCGGTAGAATGAAATTCATTAATGACGCTGGTTTCTTTCCATTATATGTTGGGGATGTTGAGCGAGAAATTCCCGGATGGACAGACGGCGACCCGTTACCAGACGGCTGGCATCGGATAGTCGAAATAGCCCGACCCCCGGATGAGATTACTTATCAAGAAACATTAAACCCTGATCCGGTAGAAGGCTTTATCCCAGAAGGTTGCGAAGGCATCCGAGAAGGTGTTACGACCACACAGCACCTACCGACCGCTGTTCACAATTCTGGTAGCAGCCAATGGGAAGAAGTTTGGGAACCGACAACTACTACCCACGAGGAACCGTACCCCGTTGTTGCTGTTAAAAAAGACGGTGAATGGCTAACTCCCGCGCAATACATAGCGGCATTCAATGAAGCTAGTTGATGCCCCCGGCAAAATCACTACCGGTCGGCCACTAAAACCCTTCGGAATAGTCGTACACCACACCGCCTCCAACCGCAACGCAGACCCCGACAACGTGGTCGCAATGTGTGTGCGTGGCGTCAACAAAGTACCCGGACCTTTATACAACTACCTCATAAAACGTGATGGTACCATTGTCAAGTTGACTGCTGAGAATGTGAAAGCTAATCATGCTGGTCGAGGGCTTCAGTCGGTGTTGACTCGTACCCAAAAAAACCTTCCTGTTTTGGGAAACGCTAAGAGCGCAGGAAAGATTACAGCTAACGCCCGTTTTGTAGGAGTATCTCTTATTAATGACGGGTTGGGTGAAGATGTACCTGAAGCTCAGATGGAAGCGTTAGTTAGTTTGTGTGCTTTTCTGTGTGACGGACACAAATGGAACCCTGCGGTGTCTGTTATAGGTCACAAGGAGTGGACCTCCAGGAAAGTTGATCCCTCATTCTCTATGCCTGAGCTACGTGGGATGATTCATCGGCGCATGGTCACAGATATTCCTACAATGATTTTACCTAAAGAACCATTAGACGGAATGGTTCCGTTCCCCGGAACACTACGCAAAGGATCGAATAGTCAGGCTGTTGTTCATGTTCAACGAAAGATAGGTGCATTAGCTGACGGCATTTTTGGGCGTGGTACACTCGCCAAAGTAAAACAATGGCAGCGAACCAAAGGGCTCGTTGCAGATGGCGTGGTCGGTCCCAAGACTTGGGCGGCTATGCAGATACGGAGACAAGAAGTTGTTCAACCAGCGTTTTATTAAAGATTCATTAGAGCGTGGAGTATCCACGTTTGCTCAGGCTTGGGCTGCCGCTATGGCAATCCCTGGTCCCGATTGGGGTGACTCCTTAAAGATTGCGGGAGTTGCCGCACTTATTAGTATTGCTAAAGCTGTGGCCGCTACAAAGGTGGGCGATCCCGAAACGGCGTCACTTAGCGGTTAGGAATGAGGTTGTTCTGTGACGCAATATCGTCAACCAGGAGTTGTATATAGGGCATCGGGCGTCGCTTATGGGACGCCTACGACTATTACCCCTGCGACTATTGCGTGCACAGCAACAATCCCAGCTAATTTCCAGTTTGAATACCGTCAATCTGGGCAGGCTTACAGAAACAGTTACGACTATCGTCAAGGAATAATTTCAGGTAACACCTATCTGGTTGTTGCTACTCCAGCTACGGTCGCTGTTACTACTTCGATCACGGCTACGGGTGGTATACCGATCACGGTTAGTCCGGCGACTATTGCTGCTGTTGCGGCTGTCCCGGCTGTTGACATTGACGCTAACTATGTCCATGTCGATGCGGGTATAGCTGCTACAGCGAGCTTGCCTGCTCCTACGATCCTTACCGGGGTTATCCTTTACCCAGCCACAATCGCTGGTATCGGCGGGGTTGACCCCATTACCGGTGTAAACATCGTAAAACCCGCGACTATCGTCGGTGTAGCTGCTGTTCCAGATGCGACTCAGGAAACACACGTAACCCCAGCAACAATAGCTGTTGACCTCACAAGTGACGGGGCGAGACAACTCTATACGTTCTATCCTGGTGCCACCGCTATCGTCCCACCTGTCGGACTACGCAATAGACCTACTGCGGCTGCGTATGCGTTAGCTCGGTTCTATCCGCCAAGGCCACGTGCCGGGAACCTATTCATTATTAACGGAACATCGGTACAAGATTACCTTCCAGTAGATACCACAACAGTTACACGGTGGCTTCTCGGCGGTCACTTCCCACCCACAGATCTAACATCTAGTGAGATATCATTACTTGAAGCAAGCGGTTTCCCCATTGATGTAGGAGCAGGTGTTTCTTAATGCCCGTATATGTTTACCGTTGTCTCGACTGCGGTCTATCCCTTGACGTGCGTCACTCGTTTGAAGAGACATATCAAGGAGACTGCGAAGGGTGCAGTGGTGTAGTACGCAAACACTTTGGGCAAGTACATATCTCTGCGTCAGCTACGCCTACTCGTGGGGTTCACGATGGTAAAGCTATCGACTGGGATGGAACTAAAACTAAAGAACGAAATAAAGATAGAGATATGGCAGCCTATAAACGGCTTCGCTCGGAAGGTCTTCATCCCCCGTCTATAGATGGGGCTGCTGATCTTGAAACTCGGGCCGGAAATAAATGGGAAGTTAAAGCGGGACACATTATTAAAGAGGGGAACCGTAAAAAGGCTGAGTCACAGTTACAGGAGATTTTGGAATGACAGCACAAATATGGATTGATGAAACTCGTGACATGCTTCTATCAGGTTACGTCGAAGACTTAGACATACTCACTGGCATTGTTGCAGAAACAACGGTCCCCTCAGAGATAGTTGTTCAAGGTTATGCATCTTCTATTGTCCCAGGTGTTGTCATCGAGATTAACGCTGAGTTGATGTATGTTGTTAAGGTTGTTTCAACAACGATTTCAGTATTCCGTGGCTACGCAGGATCAACACCAGCGGCTCATGCTATTGATGACATTGTTCGTGTGTCACCTATGTTCCCTACTCATCGAATCATTTCCTCTCTTAATGACGATCTTGCCGATATCTCATCACCCGCTAATGGCATGTTCCAAATGCGTACTACCACATTTGTATATAACGGCGGGGTAGCAGGCTACAACCTTGACACAAGCGGTTTTGTAGTTGACTCTATTTATGAAGTAACTCATGCAGCAGTCGGAGCGTTAGCTAACGAACCAGAAATAATTTCGTGGCGACTCAAACGAGATAGAGACACCGCAGCATCAGCTTTCCCTAGTGGTAATGCTTTGATTCTTTATGATGGCGCTATACCTGGGAGAACAGTAAGAGTTCTATACAAGTCACCTCTCACCCCAATCGCAAACAGCACTACTCCTTTAGCAGATGTAGGTTTAGCAACTACCGCTTACGATCTACCTCCGCTTGGTGCAGCTATGGCATTGATGACTACTCGACCTATCCGTCGGGAGTTCCTTGACGCCCAAGGCACCTCACGTATGGGTGAAGAAGTTCCACCCGGTGCGATCTCAGCGTCGTTCCGTGATCTCATGGGACGCAGAAAAGCTCGTCTTGAAGCTGAATCAAGTCGTCTTGTTGCACAATACCCACAACAATGGAATCGTCATGCTGCTGTGCGTAGTAGCCAGTGGGGTTATGTGCGGTGAGTTTCAATGCCGAGTCGTTGCCAGTCGAGTTGAATGGCATTTCGTATCTAGTAGATACTGCTGCCTATCGGCGGACAACTGTCCCTGTTTCACGTCAGCAACGTGATAATAGTAGAGAGCCTGGTGAGAATACTTTAGATACAACTGGTGCGTGGGTACGTTCTCAAACTGATTGGTCGTATGGTGCTGGTCAACTCTATTTAGATAACGAAGACTCAGACCGGCGACGTTTCTATTCGTCAACTGGTATAGATATTTGGAC